CTACGGTGGTGGATCACATCACTCCCCACAGAGGAGACCAGAAGTTGTTCTGGGACGAGAGTAACTGGCAGCCTCTTTGCAAGCCTTGTCATGATAAAAAGACATGGACTGAGGATAACAATCCAACCTACCGATTTTAGTCGAAGGGTGTTAATTATTTTTAGTTCGGCCAGAGAGATATTATGACAGGGGAGGGGCGGTCTTAATCTTTACATGACAAAAGCCTGAAGACCGATGCCCCCTCAAACGCGCATTTTCGCGAAATTGTAAAGGGGTAAGTGGAGCTGTACGCGGGAAATATACTGTAAAGGTTTAGGGTTTGCGGGGAAAGGCGCTTATTTCTGGGGTAAACTGTGCGCCGGTATTTTATAAAATGGCCATGGCCGGAAAGGAGAAACCTATGACAGCAGATGAAAAAGAGAAAGTTGTGGAACTGAGACTGAAGGGCCTTGGTTACCAGTCAATCGCAAATGAAATCGGAACTGTAACAAAAGAGAATGTCAGATACTACTGCAAGACACATGGCCTTGCTGGAAGCGCTGCTTTAGTTACGATGAATTATGATTTGCATCGTGAAATGCCAAACCACTGTAAGAACTGTGGAGCGACGCTGATCCGTAATGCTCATTCGGGAGTGAAGCTCTTTTGTAGCGAAAAATGCAGAAGGGCCTGGTGGAAAGTAAATCCGGATAAGGATGCACAATCCAAGAAGCAGCGTTACGAGTGCAGATGCGCATACTGCCATAGGACTTTTATCTCCTTCGGTAATCCCAATAGGAAATATTGTGGCAGGGATTGCTATGTGAAGGACCGTTTTTGGACAGATCCGGATGAGAAGCCAAGCGCTGCTGAGATTAAACGCAGACAGCAGGAGGCAGAAAAAGCAGAAGGTGAAGTAAAGCTGGTACTTAGACGAATATCCAAGGAGGCAGTATGAAGATAGCAATTATCGATGCAGACCTGATTGGAAGGAAACGACACAGGTTCCCTAACCTGGTGTGCATGAAATTGTCAGGATATTACAAAGAGCAGGGATGTGAAGTGGAATTGAAACTGGACTTTACAGACCTGACAAAATTTGACAAAGTTTTTATATCAAAGGTGTTTACTGATACGCCGGTTGCGGATGAGGTGCTCGAACTACCAAATGTAAATTATGGTGGTACGGGCTTTTTTTATGATAAAGCCCCAGAGCTTCCAGAAGAAGTGGAACACCACATGCCAGATTATCGTTTGTATGAGGAATGGGTAATGGCTCAGATAGCTGCTGGTGGAAAGAGAAATGAATACACATATTACCTAGGTTATTCTATTGGATTTTTGACAAGAGGCTGCTTTCGTAAGTGTTCCTTTTGTGTGAACCAGAATTATGATCGGGTGTACGTACATTCTGCCTTGTCAGAATTTGTCGATGACAGTCAGAAAAAGATATGCCTACTCGATGATAATTTCCTAGGGTGTCCTTCCTGGAGAGATATGCTTTTGGAATTAAGTAACACTGGGAAGCCATTTCAGTTTAAGCAGGGACTTGATGAGAGGCTTCTTACACCAGAGAAATGTGAATTGCTTTTTGGCAGCAAGTACGATGGAGATTACATTTTTGCTTTTGATAATGTAGCTGATGCAGAGCTTATCGAAAGTAAGATGGCCCTGGCCAGGAAATATACAGATCGGGTTTTGAAGTTTTACTGCTTTACCGGATTTGATAGGAACGATAAATGGGACAGAGCATTTTGGCGACAGGATATATTTGATTTGTTTACACGAATTGAACTTCTGATGCGGCATAGATGTTTGCCTTATGTGATGAGATTTAATCGATATGAGGAAAGTCCCTATCGTGGTGTATATATTAGCATTGCGAGATGGTGTAATCAGCCATCCTTTTTTAAGAAAAAAAGTCTGCGTGAATTTGCAGAACTGAATGGCAGGTCCAGTGCCTGTTATAGATATTTGAGCGATTTCGAGGAGCGTTTTCCAGAAGTCGGTTATTTTTATGATTTGAAATTTGAAAGGAGCAACAACAATGGAGTTTAAGAAACTAAAGATTGCTGACCTGGTGCCAGCTTCCTACAATCCCAGAAAGGCACTAAAGCCTGGGGATGCGGAATACGAGAAAATCAAAAATAGTATTACCGAATTTGGATATGTGGAACCGGTCATTGTAAATAGTGATATGACCATCATCGGTGGACACCAGAGAGTGACGGTTCTTTCAGACCTTGGGTATAAGGACATTGATTGTATTGTCATCGATATTGATAAGACCAAGGAAAAAGCACTGAACATTGCACTTAACAAAATCACAGGTGAATGGAACAAGGAATTGTTAGCAGACCTGATTAAGGATTTGCAGTCAAGCGACTTTGATGTTGCATTTACAGGTTTTGATCCTCCGGAAATCGAGCAGCTTTTTAACAGCGTGCATGATAAGAACATCACAGAGGATGATTTCGATGTGGAGGAGGAGCTTTCCAAACCCGCGATTGCAAAACCTGGTGATGTGTGGCTTCTTGGCAGACACAGAGTTTGTTGCGGAGATAGCACACTGCCTGAGATTTATGATGTTTTGATGAATGGCCAGAAAGCAAATATGGTTCTGACGGATCCTCCATACAATGTCAATGTTGAGGAGACCGCCGGAAAAATCAAAAATGACAATATGGCTGATGAGGATTTTTATAATTTCCTCTTTGCAGCGTTTGTAAATATGGAACAGTCGATGGAACAGGATGCTTCCATTTATGTTTTCCATGCTGATACTGAAGGACTGAACTTCCGTAAGGCATTTGCGGCAGCAGGCTTTTATTTGTCTGGTTGCTGTATATGGAAGAAGAATGCACTGGTTCTTGGACGCAGCCCATACCAGTGGCAGCATGAGCCTTGCCTCTATGGTTGGAAGAAGGGTGGCAAGCATAACTGGTATTCAGACAGGAAGCAGACAACCATCTGGGAATACGATAGACCAAAGGCAAGTAAGGATCATCCAACGATGAAGCCGGTAGCGCTTATGGCATATCCAATCCAGAATTCCAGCATGAGCAACTGCATTGTGCTTGATCCGTTCTTAGGTTCAGGCTCCACACTGATTGCTTCCGAGCAGACCAATCGTATCTGCTATGGCATTGAGCTGGATGAGAAATTTGTGGATGTGATTGTTCGCAGATATATCGAGCAGACCGGTTCCGAGGATGGTGTTTTCGTGGTCCGAGATGGAGTGAAAATTCCATATTCCGAAGTGCCTGGAAAGCCTGAAAAAACCTCAGAAAATACACAGAATTAACTTGCTATTTCTCGCCGGTAGAGTGATATATGTACTACCAAAAGAAAAGGAGGAACACAGCATGGAAATTATGTGTTTAGTAGCAGACAGAAAAGAGCTGATTGCAGCAATTGAAGAAGCAACCGGAGAAAAGATGAAGTACCAGGGACCACCAACCTTCGCATATAAGAATAAGGATTTGACAGTTCTTCGAGACGGAACCCTGGTGGTGGAGAACATTGAAACAAGAATGGAGCTTCTTCTTACACTCACATCAAAGCGCCTGATCGACGGAGCTTGGGATGAGGACAGGGAGGTGCTTGAGATTTCCCTTCCGATGGAGGGGCACACAGGGCTTAGCCTGATTAACCTGGTTTCCATTTTTTACACGAAGGGCGAGTTAATCAACAAGGCCATCAACGTACCAAGAGCCTTTGAAATAAACGAGCGCTTCATGGAAGCAATCATGGAGGAACCGCCACAGACAGCCGAGGAATTTATAAGACTTTGGGAAGAATGTGGAAGCAACAACATGACAAAGGGAATCAAGTTTGAAGCAGACAAGATTACCTTCACCGGATTTCCATTAACCGACGACAGCGACCTGGTTACTGCTTTTACCACCTTGGCAGGAAAAATCAACACACTTGCCTTGGAAAGTAAATACATCCGCGTGAAGAAAACACCGGTTGAGAACGAAAAGTACACTTTCCGCATTTGGCTGGTACGACTGGGCCTGGACGGTACAGAGTATAAGACAACCAGAAAGCTCCTTCTTTCCCACCTAAGCGGCCACAGCGCCTTTAGAACGGAAGAACAAAAGGTTGCCCACAAGCAGAAGTACCTGACCAAGAAAGCAAACGCCGATGAAGAGGCTTAAGTTTGGAATAGAAATTGAGTTCACTGGTATTACCAGAGAAGCGGCTGCAACCATAGTGGCCGACTTCTTTGGAACCGGATTTTTCTATGAAGGCGGTGAGCTTAAGGAAAGAGATATTGCAGATGAGAAACATCGGATATGGCGGGTGGTCAGGGACGCCAGTATTGATGCCTATGCTGAGGAAGAACAATGTGAGCTGGTAACACCGATTTTGCAGTATGAGGATTTGGAGTGCTTGCGGAAGTTGTTGCAAAAAATGCAACAACTCGGAGCCAGGGTAAATCGAAGCTGCGGACTTCACATTCATGTGGATGGGAAGAACTTTACTCCCCAGGCGATTGTGAACCTGGTGACCTTGATTGGCAGCAGAGAGCAGCTTTTGTATAAGGCTCTTGGTATACCGAAGGACCGAATGAAATATTGCAAGCGCATCAATGATGACCTGGTGGATTTGATTTTGCAAAAGAAGCCGGAGAGCCTTTCGGAGCTTCGAAAGGATTGGTATATGGAATCCCCATATGAAATCGCAGAAGGGAAATACCATAGCACCAGATATCATGGACTTAATTTACACGCGCTGTTTTCAAAGGGAACGGTGGAGTTTCGATTATTCAATTCCACCCTGGAACCAGATCAGGTGCAAGCGTATCTGCAATTTACACTGGCCCTTTGCAAGCAGGCAATGATACATAAAAAAGCGGTCATGAAAAAGACCAGAATAGAGAATGAAAAGTACGCATTCCGGTGTTTTCTCATAAGGCTTGGCCTGAATGGGGATGAGTTCAAAACCTGCAGACATGTGATGCTTGAAAATTTGACCGGGGATAGCGCATGGAAAGGATGATTCGTATGTTTGGAATACCAGAACACGTTGTAGAAAGATTGAAGAAGGAATATCCGAAGGGAACCAGGGTGGAGCTTATTGAGATGAATGATCCGTTCCGCCACATTCCAGCAGGAAGTAAAGGAACCGTTACTGGAGTGGACGACATTGGCACCATTCATGTTTCCTGGGACTGCGGCAGCAGCTTGGGAGTGGCTTATGGCGAGGATTCTTGCAGAAAAATCATAGAATAATATGCACAATGTGCCGCCGGTATCTTTGGTACATTTATGGTAAGAATTAACTGGATAAATGTAATGATAAGAGCGAATATGTACCTACAAAAAGAAAAGGAGACCACAAGCCATGAGAAGAATTGAAGTTTTAGACAAAGCAGCAGAAGCAGGAATTAAGTACAGAGACATTAATGTGAACGCAACTTTTGGAGCCGCATACTTTACAAGCGTTGACGCGGAAAACGACCTGCCAGATTTCAGCGAGGTCATTTGGGATCATGACATTGATGAGATTTTGGAGAACATGAGAAGATTTGAAATTTTCGAATTCACTATCAGCTCTACATTTTCAAGCCTGATCGAAACAATCGCAGAACTTGAAAAAAGAGGATGCCACCTTGAAGGCCTGGTTGAAATCAACAGCCGCTACGATGATTGGCAGACTGGAGAAAAGAAGAAAATTCCAGCATTTAAGATGACAATAAACTAAGAAAGACAATTCCGGGAGGCGGGCCGCAGGGCCTGCTTGCTCGTTGTAATATACACAATTTATCACTGTATTTCTTGCACATCTTTGGTAGATTTATGATGCAGAATTGACTGGATATATCCTTGGTTTAGAGCGAATATGTACCTACCAAAAGAAAAGGAGGATACAACAATGGCAAACGGATGGCACGAGGGAACAATTGGAATTCCGGTAAAGGACGGAGGAATGAAGGTGGCCCACTACTGGGTGAAAGCCTTCGAGGAACCAAGCGAGGATTACGGAATCAACGGAGGCAAGATTAGCAAACTTTCCATCAAGATCGACGGAGAGTGGAAAGCCAACTACGATAGGGGCTGGGACATTGAGCCTGCGGATGAGGAAACAAACATTGCTTATAGCATTTTGTTAAACGAATACAACTAAAAACAACCTACGAATTTACATAGGGCTCCTTAACCGGGGCCCTTTTACTTTGCACTGAAAGGAGAGATTTGAAATGGCAACGAGAGGTAGAAAACCAAAGCCTACTGCGGTGAAGGTCCTGGAGGGAAATCCAGGAAAGAGACCGCTTAATATGTATGAGCCAGTTCCGGAAAAGAAAGCACCGGAGTGTCCTTCCTGGCTTAATGATGAAGCTAAGGCAGAATGGGACAGACTTGCAGATAAGATGGTGAACCTGGGTACCCTTACAGAAATGGATATGGCAGCCTTTGCAGGTTATTGTCAGTCCTATGCAAGATGGAAGGAAGCCGAGGAATTCATAGAGAAACATGGAACAATTGTAAAGACTCCAAGTGGTTACTGGCAGCAGGTGCCCCAGGTATCGATTGCGCAGACAAACTTAAAGGTAATGCTTAAGTTCTGTAGTGAGTTTGGACTGACGCCTTCTTCCAGAAGCAGAATGATAGCAGGAGAGGTCCAGGAAGGCAGCGTGGACGAGATGGAGTTTTTATTGCTAGAGGGTAATGGCTGATGGCTGAAACTAGGCCAAAGGATTATCCGAGGCTTATGGACTATCAGCCCACAAAGTTTATGCTGCCGACTTCTCATTACGATGAGGGCAAGGCTGATAGAGCTGTGAAGTTCATTGAAAACCTGCGTCATACAAAGGGTAAGTGGGCCGGAAAAAGGTTCTGGCTGCTTCCCTGGCAGGAGCAGATCATTCGCGATATTTTCGGTATCGTGGGTGAGGATAATTGTAGGCAGTTTCGTACCGCTTTCATAGAGATTGGAAAGAAGAATGGAAAGAGTGAACTTGCTGCGGCAGTCGCTCTTTATTTGCTTTATGCAGACAATGAGCCAAGCGCCGAGGTATATGGTGCAGCCGCAGATCGTGGCCAGGCTTCCATTGTATTCGATGTAGCCAATCAGATGGTGAAGATGACACCGGCACTTATGAAACGAAGCAAAATCATGAGTGCTGGTAAGCGTATCGTGAATTATTCCAACCAGGGATTTTACCAGGTACTATCTGCAGAAGTTGGTACCAAGCATGGTCTTAATGTTTCCGGCCTGGTGCTGGATGAGGTGCATGCGCAGAAAACCAGAACTTTGTACGATGTCCTTACTAAAGGTTCCGGCGATGCAAGAGAGCAGCCATTGTTTTTCTTGATTACAACAGCGGGTACAGAGAAGGAGAGTATTTGCTATGAACTGCATACCAAGGCTAAGGATATCCTGGATGGAAGGAAGATTGATCCAACCTTCTATCCGGTAGTTTTTGGCCTTACCGATGATGACGATTGGCATGATGAAGCAAACTGGTACAAAGCAAATCCCTCCCTGGGACAGACCATTCAGATTGACAGAGTGCGAGAGGCTCTGCAAAATCCAGCAGAGGAGAACGTGTTTAAGCAGCTTCGTCTTAACATGTGGGTATCCAGTCTTACCCGGTTTATTCCGGAGCAGATATACGATCAGGGAAATGAATCCATTGATATGGATAGCCTTCTTGGGAGAGAGTGCTACGGAGGATTGGACCTTTCGAGCACAGGAGATATTACTGCTTTGGTGCTTGTATTTCCCCCAAGGACAGAAGAAGAAAAATATATTCTTTTACCGTTCTTCTGGATCCCGGAAGATACGATTCCAATCAGGGTAAGGCGAGCATCGGTTCCATACGATGTATGGCGTGCTCAGGGATATCTGATGGCTACGGAAGGTAACGTGGTCAATTATGACTTTATTGAAAAATTCAT